GAGCTGCTTGTCGGCCGCCGCTGTTGGGCGGGGCTTGACCTGTCCAGCACCACCGACCTCACGGCTCTGGTGCTGATTTTTGAACCGACCGAGGCCGATCCCGTCTGGCGTTTGCGGCCAACCTTCTGGTTGCCCGAAGAGGGGTTGCACGAAAAGGCCGACAAAGACCGCGTGCCCTACCTGGCCTGGCGTGATGCGGGCTGGCTGGAAACCACGCCGGGGCGGGCGATCAACAAGCTGCACGTGATCCATCGCCTGACAGAGATGGCTGCGCAGTACGACCTGCAAAGCATTGCTTATGACCGCTGGCGGATCGAAGACCTCAAGCTGCTGATCGACAGCGAAGGCGTGACCTTGCCGGCCTTGGTGCCGTTCGGTCAGGGCTTCAAGGACATGAGCCCGGCGCTGGATGAGTTCGAGCGACGCCTGCTCAACGGCCAGCTGGAGCACAACGGCAACCCGATCCTGACCTGGTGCGCGGCCAACGCCGTCACCGCCAGCGACCCCGCCGGCAACCGCAAGGTCTCCAAAGACAAAGCCACCGGGCGTGTCGACGGCATCGTCGCCGCGATCATGGCTGTGGGCGTAACCATTAAAGAGGACGTCAGCGACGGTCCGTCCGTTTATGAAACCCGAGGACTGCGAGCCCTATGAAATCAAGCGATCTGCTGGCCGACAGTATTGGCCTATTAGGCGCTGGGTTGCTGTCTTATGGCGCCTGGCTTGTATATGCGCCCGCCGGTTTCATCGTTGGCGGTGTCCTATTGTTGGCTGCGGGCTGGATGCTGAGTGGCGTTAAGCCAGAAAGTAATCCTAAACAGGAGCAAGGCTGATGGCGCTATTCCGCTCCATGCACCGCTCTGAGCGGCGCAGCGTGACAGTTATTCCACGAGATGCCTTCCGCAGTATTTTGGCGACGGGTACCGCTTCTGGTGTAAGTGTCACTCCAGATGCCGCACTTAAAGTCACCACCGTGTATGCCTGCGTCACGCACCTTGCCGACAGCATTGCCATGCTGCCTCTTGGGCTCTATCAGGAGTCATCGGACGGCAGGCGCAAGTACCCGGCCAAGCAACACCGGCTATTCAACATGATCAAGCGCCGGCCTAATCGCTGGCAGACCAGCTTTGAATGGCGCCGGATGATGGCCGGTCACATGCTAATGCGGGGTAATGCGTACAGCCTGATCGCCACATCCGCTGCCCATGGTGATGAGCTGATCCCGCTTCACCCTGATCGTGTGACGCCGTTTCTCGGGCCTGATGATGATGTGTATTACCACTATCAGCCTGCCCAGGGTGAGGCCCGGATTCTGCTGCGTGAGGAGGTACATCACTGGCGTGGTTTTGGTGGTGATCTGCTCGGTGCGCCTTCGCCAATCCGTCTGCACGCCGAAAGCATTGGCCTGGCAATGGCGGCTTTGGAGCATGGCGCCCGGGTATTCAGTAACGGCGCAGTCAGTACGGGTTTGCTACGGCATCCCAAAGAGCTTAGCGATCCGGCTTACAAGCGGCTGCGCGAGAGCTTTGCCGATCAGTATCAGGGGCTGGCTAACCACCATAAGCCGATCCTGCTTGAGGAGGGGATGGAGTTCACCAAGCTCAGTTTGAACGCTGACGAGGTGCAAATGCTCCAGACCCGCGTGCATCAAGTATCTGATGTTTGCAGCATCTGGCGGATGAATCCGATTCTGATCGGTCACGGTGATAAGACCAGCAGCTGGGGCACTGGCGTTGAGCAAATCACCATAGGTCACCTGACTTTCACCCTGTCGCCGCATCTGCGCCTGATTGAACAGGCTATGGAGCGCGACCTTCTGCCGGCCAGCGATATCAACAGCGGCCACTTCATTCGTTACACAGACGGCGCCTTGCTGCGCGTGGATATGAAGGCCAAGGCCGAATACTACAAGGCCGCCATTGGCGGCAATAACAACCCAGGCTGGATGCACCGAAATGAGGTCCGTGCCCTGGAAGATCTTGACTGGGCTGACGGCTTGGATGAGTTCGTCATGCCGCAGGCATACAGCAGTACCGCGCCCAAGGGGGATGCACCATGAAGGACCTAGAACGCCGGCTGTTCGTGCCTGATCAGCTACGGCTGCAGGCGGCAACAGAAACTGATGTCGCGGTTATCCGCGGCCATGCCGCTGTATTCAACCAGCTATCCGATGACCTCGGCGGCTTCCGTGAGCAAATTGCCCCGGGGGCTTTCGCCAACAGCATCAAGAGTCGAGATGTGCGGGCGCTGCTCAATCACAACAGTGACATGGTGCTGGGGCGCTTAGGCGCTGGCACCTTGCGCCTGGCTGAGGATGAACAGGGGTTGTCGATTGAGATTGATCCGCCGGGCACCACGTTCGCAGCGGATCTGCTGGTCAGCATGCAGCGCGGCGATATCGATCAAATGTCCTTCGGTTTCGTGACCATCAGCGATCAGTGGCTGAAGGTCGATGGCGAGTGGGTGCGTACGTTGCTTGAGGTCGATCTCTATGAGGTCAGCCCGGTGACATTCCCGGCTTATCCGCAAACCAGTGTTTCAGCCCGCAGCATGGAAGCCTGGAGCCAGGCGAAAGACGCCGAGCTGCCTAAACCGCCTGATGTAGATCCTGACGATATGCGCCGGCTATTGCTGCGTATTGAACACTGTCGTACCTGACAGCCAACCGTTTTACCGACCTGCCCGCCACCGCGGGCTTTTTTTTGCCCGCGAGGAAGCCCATGAAAGACCTTAAAGAAATGCGCAGCCAGCGCGCCCAGAAGCTGGAAGATGCACAAGGTATCGTCGATGCCGCCCAGGCCTCTGGGCGTTCGCTCAGCGATGAAGAACGCAGCCAGTTCGATGGCCTGATGAAGTCCGCCGAAACGCTGGCGGGCGATATCAAGCGCCACGAAAGCCTGGCCGAGCAGCGCCGTCAGGCTGCCGGTCAAACGGTAACGGGTGCTCAGCTTGGTTTGAGTGACGGCGAGGTTCGTCGTTTCAGCATTCTGCGCCTGCTCGATGCCCTGGCTAACCCTGCAGACCAGCGCGCTCAGAAGTCCGCCGCCTTCGAAATTGAAGCCTGCCAAGAAGCGGCCAAAATGCAGGGCCGCAGTGCTCGCGGCGTTATCGTGCCGCAAGACATGGGCATGGCCCCTGGTGTGATGGCGCGTATCGAGCGCGAAGGTCGCAGCCTGCTGTTGCCGGTTGAAATTACCACTCGTGACCTGTTGGCTGGTACGCCGAGCGCTGGCGGTAACTTGGTGGCTACTGATTTGCTCAGTGGCAGCATGATCGACATGCTGACCAACGCCATGTCGCTTAACCAGCTGGGTGTTACTCGCTTGAGTGGCCTGGTTGGTAACGCAGCCATTCCGCGTAAAACCACAGGCTCTGCCGCCTACTGGGTTGCAGAAAACGGTGCGCCAACTGAGAGTCAGCAGGCTATTGACCAGGTTGCGCTCACCCCGCGCACTGTTGGTGCCTACACCGACTTCAGTCGCCAACTGATGAAACAGTCCTCCATTGATGTGGAAGCATTTGTTCGTCGTGATCTGGCGCTGTCGCTGGCCTTGGGTATTGACCTGGCAGGCATTAACGGCACCGGCGCATCTGGTCAGCCGCGTGGTGTTTTGAATACCTCGGGTATCGGTGCTGTCGTTGGTGGTACCAACGGCGCCGCCCCAACCTGGGCCAACATTGTCGGCTTGGAAACCGAGGTGGCAATCGACAATGCCGATCTGGGCAGTCTGGCCTATTTGGTCAACGCCAAGACGCGCGGCAAGTTGAAAACCACTGAGAAGGCGTCCAACACCGCCAAGTTCCTTTGGGATGATGGGGTCACCCCGCTCAATGGCTATAAGGCAGCCGTTTCCAACCAGGTGCCTGGCGCTCTGACCAAGGGTACCGCCAACGGCATCTGCTCGGCCTTGCTGTTTGGTAACTGGGCCGACCTGGTCATGGGCTTGTGGGGCGGTCTCGACCTGCTGGTCGACCCGTACACCGGCAGCTCTGCCGGCACTGTTCGTGTGGTTGCTTTCCAGTCGGTGGACTTCGCTGTTCGCCATCCTGAGTCGTTTGCCGCCATGACTGACGCCCTCACCAGCTGATCATAAAGCCCTGCCGGCATAGTCCGGCGGGGGTTGGAGAGCCCTATGAAAGTTCGAGCACTTCGCAACACCTTTGTGGAAGGCCAGCTACTGCGCGCGGGCAAGACCTATGACATTGAGTCCGATGTGAGCTACATGCTGCGCACCGGAAAATTGGAAAAGGTTGAGGCAGGTAAAACTGGCAAGAATGCTGATGCCCCCGCGCCAGTTGACCCTGTTGATCCGCTCAACCCAGACCCAGATGCTCCGACCCCTGGCTCTGAAACGCCGCCACCGCCTCCTGCTGAGTAACCCGCCATGACCTACCACCTGCAGCTGATCACGCCGCCGGCGGTGGAGCCGCTCACCACGGCAGAGGCCAAGGCCTATCTGTATGAGTCCGGTACCGCCCAGGATGGCGTGATCGCCGGGCTGATCAAGACCGCGCGCGAGATGGCTGAAGCCATCACCCGCCGGGCATTGCTCACGCAGGTTTGGCAGTTGGACGGTGAAGGCCAGCTTTATCGCTTGCCTCTGCCGCTCTGGCCGCTGCAGGCGGTGGAGGCGGTCACGGTTGGTGGCGTTACCTTGGCGCCCTCGGAGTACAAGGTGCTGCTCGGTGATGGTGCCGAGTTGCGCTTGTACAGCCCGCGCTGTGGTGACTGGACGGTGCGCATCCGCTGCGGCTATGGCGCCGCGGCCTCAGCGGTACCGCAAACCCTGCGCGACTGGATGGGGATCAAGGTCAACACCTTGTTCGAGCACCGAGAAGAGATTGCCGTCGGCACTATCGTTTCGGAGTTCAAGCACGTCGAGCGCATGCTCGATGCGTACCGGGTACCGCAGCTATGAGTGCCGGTTACCGGGTTGGCCAGCTTAAACACCTGGTCACCGTGATGCTGCGCCACGATGTGCCGGATGCCTTCACCAGTCTCGATGCGCAGTACACCGCGCCACGGGATGTATGGGCGGCCTTGCTGCCTGTCAGTGGCGCCACCTGGGTCGGTAGCCGGCAGATCGACAGCCAGATCACCCACCGCATTGTGGTGCGTTTTCTGGATGGCATCACCAGCGACCATGAAATCACCTACGGCGCCCGGCGCTTTCGCATCCGTCGCGTCAGCGATTGGGAAGAGCGTGGGCGCTGGACGTTGATGGACTGCGAGGAACTGCAGCGATGAACCTCAAATCACCGTTTGTCCGGGTGGCCGTCAAGGGCTACCTGGGGTGGAAGTTCGACCTCAATATCATCCGGCGCATCGTGGTCGAGACCTCGGATAAGGTTGAGGGCGAGATTCGCACCATGCTCTCCGGTGGTGGCGCCGGGCGCAGTTATGCGCTCAAAGGTGGCGGGGTTTATCAGGCCTCGGCTGCTGGCGAAGCCCCGGCGAAGCGCACTGGCCAACTGGCCAAAAGCATTCTCGCGCGGCGCCACCACCGGAGAGCAT